GGCGTGTTGCCCTGCGGCCGCGTGACGACCGCCGGCACCTGGGGCCGGGACGCGCGGAGCACGTGCAGTTCCACCTTCGTCTCGTCCCAGCCTTCCTCGATGGCCTGGGCCTCGATGTCCGGGTGCTTGCCGCCGGTGAGCTTGCGGATGGCCTCGATCCGCCGCGTCTCGGCGGCGATGCTGCGCCGCATGGAGGTGACGGCGTCCTCACCGACAGCCGAGGCGTTGACGGTGGTCGGCGTGGCGGGCGCGGCTGCGGCGGGCTTGGGGGTTGCGGCCGGAGTGTCGCCGCCCGCCTCGGGCGTCTCCGGCGTCTCGGTCGGCGTCTCCTGCGTCTCCTGGGTCTCCTGGTTCTCGGGGGTTTCGGTGGCGATGGCGGTGCTGGTCTCTTCCATGGGCTGCGGCTCCTTTTCCTGCTCCTGGGGGTTCCGGGCGGCGACCCGCGCGACGGTGTTGGCGTCGGCGCCGCTGTCGACGAACGAGATTTCCTTGAGGACGGCCCGGCGGACCACGTGCAGCGGTCCGGTGAAGGTCCGTCCGTTGACGGTGACGTGCTGGCCGTTGGGGATGAAGTCGGCCTGAACGACCGCGGCCCCGATGCTGGCCTGCCACGGGAAGCCGTTGACGCCGCTCCTGGCGACGTCGCGAGCCCACGAGGTGTCGCGGCTGACGAGGCCCTCGGCCACGACCTGGCCGTTCTCGATGGCCACCTTCTGCGTGTGCCCGACGCCCTGGTGGGGCTTGTGGTCGAGCCGCACGGGGATGTCCTGCCGGTCGATGGCCAGGCCTTCGAGGTCGACGACCACCGGGTGCGGGAAGCCGGCGATCCGCATCGTGCCGCCGGTGTAGGCGACCATGCGGAAGCGCGGCATCTGCTTCGTGCCGTCGTCCGCGGCCTCGACCGTGAGCGGGCACTGGAACAGCAGGTAATCAGGCTGCGCGGCGTGCTTCGACATCCGGTTCGGCCTCCTCTTCTTCGTCGTCTGCGTTCTCGGGTTCAGCGGGCGGGTCCGATTCCTCGACCAGCCCCAGCTCCTTCATCAGCTTCTTCTCTTTGGCCCGCTGGTGCAGCTCGGTCTCCCAGTCGCGTCCCTGGCGGGCATACTCGATGGCCAGCGTGGTCGTGTTCGAAGTCAGCCGCGTCGCCTGGGCGTTGGCCTCCTTCGCCGGGTCGACGTGTTCGGCGCCGTCGAAGAACCACTGGTGCGGCATACTGCGCACAGTGCGCAGTATGGCGAACTCCTCCGTCAGCGCCGCCTCGTCCAGCCAGGCCTCCAGAATCCGGTCCAGCACCGCCTCGGCCAGGTGCGCCTGCTCGACGCGAATCGACTTGTAATAGGTCTGGTGGTCCAGCCTGCCGCTTGAGTAGTTGTAGCCCGCGCTGTTCCCGGCAGCCACGTTGAACGGCATGTTCAGGCACCGGGCGATCTCGTTCAGCAGCTCGCGCTTGAAGTCGGCGTAGCTGGTGGTCGGCTGCTGGGCTTCGATCTGCCCCAGCCGCCAGCCGTCCGGCAGGACCGTCGCCATGCGCTTTTCGAGTTCGACCACGTCCATCGGCTCCAGTGCCTGGGCCTCGCCGTTGGCGGGCGAGTCGGTGAAGAGCACCGCCGCGAAATCCGCCGCCGTCTCGGCCGCCGCCAGCACAGCCAGGGTGTAGCGCCGCAGCTGGGCGAAGAGCGGCAGGGCCGGCGTGATCTCCGGTACCCCGCGATGCTGACCCGGCCGGTCCTCGCGGAACCAGTGGATCACCGCCGCGGCGTCCACGAGGTCGAACTCGTTTGTCCAGTTCAGCAGATCGCCCGGATGCTGCCGCAGGATGGCGTAGCTCCCGGGGTTGCCCCAGGCGTCGAACGTGATGCCGTCGATGTCACTGGCGGAATCCGCCAGTGACAGCCACGGCGCCGCCACGCAGTCGGCTTCGACCAGTTGCACGTCGAGCATCACCGGCGAATCCACCAGCGGGTTGGCCGTCAGCACGGCGAACGTCTCCCCGTCGGTGGCCTTGGCCGCCCGCATCGTGCGGAGCTTGGCGGCCAGGTTCACCGCCCGGCACCAGTCGGCGAAGGCCTCCTCCACCCGGTTGTTGAGCTTGCCGTCACTTGTCAACAGTTGCAGCCGCGGCCCCGTGCCCACGCAGTCGTTGGCCAGCGTCAGGACGATGCCCTTGGCATAGCTGTTGTTGGCCACTTCATAACGGGCGTTCTGCCGCAGCTTCCGCCGCACGTCGGCCGACATGGCGCTGTCGGCCGACAGCGCGTCGGCCATGGCCCAGTGCCGGGCGTTGTCGGCCGTGGTCTGCGCCGCGTCGTAGCGGGCCCGCATGACCAGCGGCAGCCTGCTCCCGGCCCGAAGGACAGCCGGGAGGGACTCGCGGGGCTTCCTCTTTCGGCGGAACGGCCACATTCAGACGGTCCCTCCCGGCGCGATCCTGGCTAGCTTGATGCCCAGGCCCCTGGCGCGGCTGGCCTTCTTCGATTCCAGGTACTTGTCGGCGGCGATCTGGTCCGGCAGCGAGTGCTGCTCCATGCTGGTCGAGTCGTTGGACGCCTTCTTCGGCGAGGCGGCGCTTTCCTGGATGGCGGTGTCGAGCGGTTCGGCCACGGCTTTCTCCCCGGGGGCGCGATCCCCTCGCCCCTCATAAGGTTATTTGCCGCTCGAAGTGATTTTCCGCAGGGGAACTGGGAGGTTCTGCAGATCGTTACACTGATGTAACGAGAAGGTCAGCCGCCGATCTTTTCCCACGTGGTGAACCGCTTGCCGCAGTGCCGACATTCGCGGCGTCGCATGATCCGCCCATCCAGCGTGTGGCGGGTGTAGACCACCGGCAGATGGCGGCAGCCGCAGTGAGCGCACGACAGGCCGCGAGGGCGAGGCGGAGACTTGCAGAGCGTTCCGTTCTGTTCGTTCATGCTCGACCTCGCTGAAGTTGGGAGAGACGCAGGCGGAGACGAGGCGGCCGCCGGGTTTCGACACCGTGCAGCCCGGCGCCCTGAATGCTCGCCGCCACGGCGCAGCCTACCAGGCAATCGAGCCAGTGGTTGTCCGGCCGCGTGGCCCGCAACTTCCACTCGTCCACGGTCCGCTCGTGGGCCAGCGTCCGAACCCGGTACTCCGCCGTCAGGTGATCGGCGAGCAGCCGTTGGGCGTCCTCGTCACGGCCGAAGAGCGACAGGCACCCCGGGTCGCCCATGGCCACCGCCAGGCGGGCGTGGACGAAGCTCTTCCAGTAGTTGGTGTCGATCAGGGCGTGGCGGACCTGCCGCTTGCCGATCGTGTTCGGGATGCGCCAGTGCAGCCCCACCCGGTCGCCGCGTTTCTTCTTGTACTCGCTGAACGGGACGCTCGACGCCCCGACGTACTTGCCGTGACTCGGCAGCAGCACGCCTGCGAACGGGCTCTGCCGACAGAACTGGTAGATGACGTCCGTCGACTGGCCCCAGTTGGCGTCGATGAGGCACCGCTCGATGCGCATCTCGGCGCCATCCTCGCGCCGCCAGGCCATTGACAGCTTCTCCCCCGTCAGCCGCTCCAGCGCCGCGAAGATCTGGCCCTCCAGTCCCGCCCCTGGCACGGCCCGGGCAATGGTCATCCGCAGGTCGCTGAGCGTGAAGTACGGCCGCTTCTGCTCGGGCCAAGCCCCGTAATCGACGATGCAGCCGGTGAAATTCTCCTCCCACGCCACGACCATCCAGAACAGCGCCTTCTGCTGCACGTCGATGAACATCGTCACGTGCCCCGCGGCGACAGGAATGACCCCACGCTCGTAGCCGTTGAGCTTGCCGGCGATCTCGTCGGCCGTGAGCATCTCCTCGCCGACCTGCTCGACCACCGGCTCGTTCTGATACTCGGCGAAAAATGCCGCCTCATCCCGCAGCTTCAGGTTCATGGCGTGCTGCACGGCCGAGAGTTCGTCCTCGTTGTACCGCTCCGGCCAGGCGACCGTTGCTCCGGCGTCCATGGCCTCGCGGTTGCGGCGGTAGAACTCGGTAGCCTCCGCGCCATCGCCATCGTTACGGAGCGAGTCATTCCTGAGCTCGGCGTACTTTGCCCACAGCTTCTCGCTGGTCGGGAAGGCATAGACCATCTTCGTCCGCTCGCCCTGCCAGTCGGGATGCTTCTCACGGTCGAGCATCCGGTCGGCCATGTCGTCCGGGCGGATCACCGTGCAGGCCATGAGGCCCGCGATCTTCCTGCCCGGCCCCGCCATGCCGAGGACGTCGCCGGCCAGGATCGCCTCGCGCCGCTGGCTCTGCGAGGGCGACCAAGCCGACTCGGTCGTCTGCGGGTCATCAACCAGCACCAGCTGCGGCCGCACCACCCTGCCATCAGCGCGGGCGTGGTTCTGGCCGCGAATGTCGGAGCCTTTCATGCCTGAGCAGGAGATGACGACGCCCGAGGCCCGGCTGCCCTCGATCGTCGGCAGCACCACCTTGTCGCTCGTCCACTCGATGCGCGTCGCTTCGCCCTTGTGCTTCTGCCCCTTCTGGCGGTTGGTGATCCGCTCAAGGCAGCGAATCGGGTAGCACACCTCGGGGAAATCGTCGCCCAGCAGGGGGTTGGTCTCCAGCCAGACCATGATGTTCTCCAGCAGGTCCTTGGCCCGCTCGGCGCTGGCGGCGATGAGGCAAACGAATGGCGTCGCCCCGGTGAGCGCCGCCCAGACCACCGCTGTCTGACATAGGACCGTTTTTCCGCTCCCCCTGGGCATGGCCATCGCGAAGAGGCCGCCCGTGCGCACGGCCTTCTCGATCTTCTCCACCACCCGCAGGTGGTCGGGCGACCAGGCGAAATAGAACACGTCGGGAAAGTAGGTCTCGCAGAAGACCTTGAACGACGCCTCGGCCGCAGCGCGCCGCTCGGGGTCAGCCACGGCCGGAATCTCGCCGATGTCCTGGGCAGCGCGGACCATCTCCGCATTCCGCTCCGCCTGGCGGCGCTTCACCTCGTCGTAGGTGAGAGGTTCGGCCTTCGGCTTGAAGTACTCCAGCGTGAGCCAGGCCGCATAGCGGAATAGGTCCACCGTCCGTGCGTCGCCGATGGTGTACCCGGCCCGGTTACGGTGCCGGCGGAGCTGTCGCTCGCTGATCACCTCGCCTCGACCTACGGAGTTCAAAAGCCGGGCCAGGACCGCGGGCTGGAGTCGTCTGGGGTTAATCGCTTCCACCGGCCATCTCCTCCACCAGGTAGGCAGTGTAGTCCAGCAGGCTGAGCGTCCCGCCAGCCCGCAGTAGCTGGCCGCGCTCGGCCACCTCCCGAACCTGCGCCTCCGTGATCCGCCGGCCGCTGGCGGCGCTGAGCACCCGCGCCGCATCGGCGGGAGCGAGGGCTGTGATCCGCAGCCCCTCAGACGGCGCGCTTCGCTGCTTTTCGGTCACGAAAACCTCCTTTCAGACTCTCTGGAATCCTCTCCGGAATCGCCTTGCTTCGCGCCCGGAAGATGGTAACTGATCGTCAACGTTGCTCGACACGCGAGCCCAGGGAGACGCGAACATGAAGACCCGCAAAACCACCTACGCCGGCCAGGAGGCCCGCATCGTCCGGGCCTTCCAGAACCACGACGGCCGGATGGCCTACGCCCTGAAGACCACCGCCGAGACCATCGCCCTCAGCAAGGACAAGACGCTGCTCATCGACGTCGCCGGGGCCCGCTGCCTCAGGCTTACGCAGATCGACTGACCCGGTGCCGAAAGGAGAGAAACCATGAAGATCGTCAGCCTCACCCTCGAAGGCGGCCTCGACCCCAAGACCGGCCGGCCCCGCGCCTACGCCACCATCAAGCGGCCCAGGGGCGGCCAGCACATCATCGTCACCATCGACTGGCCGGACAACCGCAGCCGCATCCACCACGTCGCCGCCGACGACCGCGACGACCAGTGGTCGATGGCCGAAGGCCTCCAGGAAACGCTCGACGGCTGCCGGGGCACCAGCAGCATGGTGCACGACTACTTCCGCGAGCTCGAACGTTTCGCCGACTGAAAGGGGACCGCCGTGGACGAACGCGAGATGGAGACCGCCCTCAACGACCTCTTCGCCGAACTCATCCTCGAGGCCGACTGCCAGGAGTATCCCGAGGACCTGCCCGAGGAACTCGCGGGCGTCGAGATGGTGCGGACCTTCGAGGAGGCTGGCATTCTCACGTACAACAAGGGCCTCGTTCTGCGGATGAAGGACGGCGGCGAGTTCCAGATCACCGTCGTTCGCAGCAACTGACGCCCCCGCCAACGCCGGGCCGGCCGTTTCCGCGCCAGTCAGGCTCCTGTCAGGCCCCGAAAGATTCCATTGATAATTCTGGATTATTCGCCAGAACGGCCTTGCCGGGGCCGCATTCTCATGGCTTAATGTCCATGTAACACAGGCCAGAACAAGGAGATACGAATGGCGACGCACACGCAGAGACACGAGGCGAACCCCAAGGCAGCAACCATCAGCTATGGCGTGGAACTCGAAGTGCTGCTGCCGCGCGGCAGCGTCCGCGTCGGCGGCTACCACGCGGGCATTGAGCTGGGCGGCCGGTTCCCCGCGGGCTGGAACGCCCAGCGCGACGGCAGCCTCCAGACGAGCCTCCCCAACTACGAGGGCGTCGAGATCGTCAGCCCGGTCCTCCGCGGCCGCGACGGCCTGGAGCAGATCCGCCAGGTGACGCGGCTTCTGGAGGAAATGGGCGCCAGAGTGTCGCGGGCCTGCGGCGTGCACGTGCATATCGGCAGCGCCAGCGTGGCCGGCGAGTGCTTCGACGACGTGGCCGACTGGGTGAGGCGGCTTCTGAACGTCACCGCCCAGCACGAGAAGGCCCTCTATGGGGCCGCGGGCACCCGCAGCCGCGAACGCGGCACCTATTGCCGGAGCATCCGGGACGCCTGGGGCGGCAAGAAGGGCCGCCTGCGGCAGAAGATCAAGGCCGAGGACCTGCGGCTCGAGGCCGCCGGAATCTCCAGGTACCAGAGCTTGAACCTGGTGCCCCTGTTCGGCCGCAACCGCACCGTGGAGTACCGGGCCTTTTCCGGCAGCATAAACGCAAATAAGGTCTGTGCATGGGTGCAGATGACTCTGGCCCTGGCCACGCTGGCGCTTTCGCGCAACGCCCGGTTCGACGCCCCGACGACCGGCTACGCCGACACGACCACCGCGGTGGGGGCCATGAAGCGGTTTTTCTACATGACCGGCTGGACGCGGGGTCGAAAGCAATTTTACCAGCCGGTGTGCCTCGCCGAAGGCTGGGTCGACGACATGGAGAACCTGGACGCCGCCAAGCGCGAGCTGATGCGGCTGGCCCGCAAGTACGACGAGCAGGCGGCGTGAGCAACGACCACCAGAGCGGACGCCGGGCGACCGGCGCCCGCGGAAAGGAGACCGAGCATGAAGACCAGAGAGCGCGTCGAGCTCATCACCGAGATGAGGACGCACCTGAGCGACGCCCTCCAGCGGTTGGAGGCGGTCGACGCGACGGCGCAGTTCGACGAGCAGGACGACGAGAACCTGCTGGACGCCTGGGAGGCGGCCAGGAAGACGGCGATGATCACCAAGCGGCTGCCGAGTGAGCAGTCGTAGCCACCATTCGCCCCGCGCGACGCGGGGCCCAACGGAAGGAGACTGAAGATGAGGAAGAGCAATGTGCAGATCGGGAAGACGTACGCATGCAAGGTCAGCGGCTCGGTCGTCCCCGTCCGCCTCGACCGGGCGAACGTCCACGGGGGCTGGGACGCCACGAATATGAAGACGCACAAGCCGGTCCGCGTGAAGTCGGCCCAAAGGCTGAGGGGCCTCTGGCCGAAGCGGACCATGCCCATCACGCCCGACGAGCCGATCACGCCCGCCGAGGCCCAGGCCAT